GATGGCACTCGGCCAGAACGGCCCCGCCGACGGCCCCAGCGCCACGCCGTGCGCGCCGCGCCCCAGCCCTCGGCGTTAGGTGCCAGCCGCCACGCCAAACGCGCTGCGGCCTTCCTACGCGGTCGAGCTAGAGCTTCCCGGCGAGCAGCAGCACCAGGAACACGATCAGCAGCACCGTCACGAGGCCCGCCGGCCCGTAGCCCCAGTTCATCGCATACGGCCAGGCCGGCAGCAGCCCGAGCAGCAGCAGGATCAGCACGACGAGCAGCACCGCGTGTAGGACCGGCATCACGCCTCCTGTCAGGCCGCCTGGTAGTTGCCGCGGAGTTCAATCTGGGCGCCCGCCACGAGCGTGACCGGCGCCGTGCCCGAGAAAACCGCCATCGCCGCCGGCGCCGTCAGGTACAGCAGCAGCACGCGATCGGTAAAGGCCGTCGTGACCCACAACGGCGCCACGGTCGCGCCGCTAATGAGCATCCCGCCGCCCGAGCAGATATGCGCCACGAACGGCGCCGGCAGGCTGATCGACCAGTTCCCGGCCCCGATGGCGCCGGCGCCCACCGTGAACAGGATCTGGTAGAAGACCGCGTTCCCGCGGCGCCAGTACGTCCCGACGAGGGTATGCGTGCCGAGCGTCGTCAGCACGTTGTTGAGGTACCACGCCGGCGTATACGGGGTCCAGTTCTCCGCCGCGGCCGGGGCCGCCCACGTCGCGCCGAACGTGGCGTCACTGGTATCGCGCGTCAGGATCTGCCCGTTGGCGCCACCGCTGAACTTGTGGCCATCGTTCCACGCCGACGGCTGCACCTGCGTGGCGTCGGGCCCATCGAGCTTGGGACTCACGAACCGATGCCCGAGAACATTGCTCATGCGGATACCTCGAACTGAAGCCGTCGCAGCACGTCTTCAAAGCTGAACCTGGTACTAGACGCTTGCACGGTCCGCAGCGGCGCGAGCGTCGGAATGTGGAAGTGCGAGAGCTGGACGCGCTGAATGAGAAATTCGCCGGTGACGTTGGTGGGCGCCGGCAGCGTGATGGCGACCAGCTTCCCGGATCGCGTCTTCGGATCGCGCGTCGTGTAGGTCACGCGCACCTCCGGCGCGGCGAAGAGCGCCAGCTCCGCGTCCGCCGTGGCCGTGGCGCCCGCGGCCGACAGCCGCCGGTCCTGAATGAAGTGTTCGATGACGCCATCGCCGCCTTCGATCGCCGCGAGCGCGGTTTGCGCGGCCAGCGCATCGCGCACGATGAGCAGGAAGATCTCTTCGCCGTCAATCAGCGTGCGGGCAATGCCGGCGACGCCGGTCAGCGCCGGCGCCACGGTAATGCTCGCGTTGTAGCTGATCGTCGCGGTGAGGCTGCCGGGCCCGCTGGCCGGCACGCCGGTGAGGCTTGTGGGCGTGACGCCGGTGTACCGGATGACTTGCTCGCCGTTGCCGACAATCGCGAACCCGCCCGCGGGCAGAAAGGCGGCCGGGCCGCTGACCGGAATCACCGTCGCGCCCGCGGTGACCTGGCCGACGGGCTGTTGCAGGCCGGAGGTATCCACCGATGGCGGGAAGGCGCCCAGCGTCGCATCGCTGGCCGCGTCCACGTAGGTCGTCGTCGTGTTGTTGGCAATCGTCGCGAGCAGCCGCAGGGCTGGCGAATTTGCCGGCGAGCGGTAGATCCGCCGCGCCGTGACGCCGGCGCCGCCCGTCGGGATCTGACTGAGCGCGACTTGCTGGATCTGCGTCGAATTGCTCGCGGGCAGCGCCACGCCGAGGCTCGCATCCGGCGTCGTGTCGGTGTAGGTCGTCGCCGTGTTGTTGGCGATCGTCGCGAGCAGCCGGTACGCCGAGGCGTCCGGCGTGACGTTCGCGGCCGTGCGATAGAGCTTGCGGGCGGTGACCGCCGGCGGGCCCGTCTCGATGCCGGTCAGCGGCACGACGCACAGCGGCGCCCCCGCGGTCGTGTCCACGGTCGGCGCGAGCGGATTGCTCGCGACGCTCAGGGCGGCATCCAAGATGACCGTTGTCGCGGGGTTCACGAACGTTCGCACCTTGCGAAACGGGGCGCCATTATCGGAGCGATAGGCCACCCGGCCCGTCTGACGGGGATCGCTCGTGCTGGGCAGGGTGAGCCTGATCGTCCACGACCCGCTTATATACGGCGGCGGAACAATGAGGGTCACCGGGTCGCTCGGCGGGCCGGGCAGGGATTCCCCCACATCCGTCAGAACCGTCACCACGTACCGGACGGTCGTGCCGGTGGGGATTCCGCCCGAGCTGGTATCCTGCACGGCCCCCGGCGCGCCCAGCGGCGTCACGCCGGGCACGGCGACCGTCGTCACCGACGCGCCCACGATCGCGTTCGTCTCGCCGGTCGCCGTCACGAACGTGACCGCGTAGGCATGCGAGCCCGGCTCCGGCCCGGTCCCAGCCGTCGGCGTGCCCGGCACGGGCGCCGTGGCCGCCGGCGGGACTTGGCCCAGCGCGACGGTGACGGGCGGCGAGGGCAGCGATTCGCCGACGGCCGACTGGTAGGTCACCGCATAGTCGTGCGCGCCCGCCTCGATGCCGGCGCCGGCCTGCGCCGCCACGATCGGCCCGACCGTCGGCTGCGCGCCCGGCCCGACGAGCGAGCCCGGCCCGCCGGTGACGACGCCGGTATACGTCAGCCGCTGTTGGCCCACGACGGCCTGGCCGCCCGTGGCCGGGAACATCACCGGGTCGAGTACCGGGATCATCGTCTCGCCGGGATTGACGCGCGCGATCACCGTCGTGCCGGCGCCTTCGACGATCACGCGCGTCCGCACTTGCGACAGGTCCGTCTCGACGCGCAGATCCGCGAAGCACGCGCCGCCCGGCACGAGCGGCGCCGGCACGTCGGCGGGTTCCTCGAGGAAGAAGTGGAGCGCCTTCGTGTAGTCGACGTACCAGTAGCCGCCGACGCGATTCGCAAGCCGCGTCAGCGCCCGGTTCATCTCTTCAAACGTAAAATCGATCGCGATGGCGGGCAGGTTCGGCGCGACGAACGCCGTGCTGAAGCCGTCCGCCAGCCGGCTCGCCATCAGGTCGAGCACGATGGCGGTCGCCGATTGTGTCAGATAGCTTTTCGTCACCTTCCGGCGATTGAGCGCGCGCGTGTAGTCGGTGCAGGACAAGTGATACGCCACGAGCGCGGGCCGGTCGCCTTCATACACCTGCTGCACAACGACGATCTCCCCCGCGAAGATGCGCGCGTCGGGCGTCAGCGTACCGGCGTAGATTTCGATCGGCTGGCCCCGCCGAATCGACGGATAGATCGTCGGCACGGGCGTCGTGACGAAGGCCGCCGCGTCGAAGGCGGGCGGATAAAAGGCCGCGGTCGCCGGCGCGTGCGGGATCTGATTGACCGTCAGCGTGGCGGTATTGGGTTCCTCATTGAGCACGTCGGTGATGACCAGGTCGGCAATCCGCACGAGCGCGGAGGCCAACAGCCCGTCGATGACGACGTGAATCGGAACCGGCGCGGCCATTACGCGCTCGAGAGCAGCCGCTGCCCGCGCATGGATTGCGCCAGCGCGTCGCCGACGACCTGCGTGATGGCCGCCCGCGTCTGCGGATCGTTGGCGCCCAACATCCCGGTCATGCTGATATTGACGACCGTCCCGCCGCCGCCCGCGGCCAGCCCGCCGAGGCCGGGCGCACTGGCGCCGAGCCCGCCGAAGGCCCGCGCCGCATCGGCCGCTGCCGCCCGCACCGGGGCCACCATGATGGCGTCGAGCTGACGGAACTCGGCCGCGATCCCCCGCATCATGTCCGGCACGATCGAGCCGCCGACCACGGTCTGTTGCAGGAGCCGAAAGAGATAGATGATCTGGTCAATCGGGCTGCGGATCATCGCGACGAGGTTTTGCAGGCCGTCCACGAGCCAGCGTTTGATGCCTTCATAGGTCTGCTGCATGATCGCGGGAATCTTTCCGAAGGATCCCTGCACGATGACGAGCAGCTCCTTGGCCTGGTCGCCGGCCTTGTGCCAGTAGAGCGTGGCCGTGGCCGTGAAGCCCACGATCGCAATCCCGACGGACCCCAGGATGATCCCCATCGACAGGAAGGCGGCGCCCAAGCCCGCCGCGCCGATAATGCGAATGAGCGCCTCGAGCGACGTCAGGACGGGCGCAATCGCGGTCGTGATCGTGCCCACGCTGATGATCGCTTTTTGAATCGGCTCCGGGAGCGCCTGAAACGCCTTCAGCAGGCCAGACAGGTTGTCCACGATCACTTTGCCCACCGTCTCGTTGAAGTCGGAGAGCTCATTTTTCATGTGCTCGACCTGGCCGTTGTAGGTCTCGAGCTCGCCGGCCGCGGCCTTGCCCACCCGCGTGTTGATCGCCTTCAGCATGTCGGCCGTGGACCAGCCCTCGACGGCCGTTTCCGCGAGCAGCGTCTTCAGCTTCCCGACGGGCTCGTTGCCCTTCGCGATGGACTTGGCGACCATGTTGGCCGCCGAGTCCAAATCAATCTTTAGCGCCGAGGCCAGGTTCGTCGTCGCCTCGAGCGCCAGCCCCATCTGTTCGGGCCCAAGGCGGCCGATCGTCGTGAAGATGGCTTCAATTTCGATGATCGCGCCGGAGGCGTACTTCGTCGTGTCCTGGAATTGCGCCGCGAGCGCCAGATAGTCCGCCGCGATGCGCGGGGTGTACTGGCCGGTCGCCTCGAGGGCGATGTTCAGCCGATTGACGACCTCCTGTTGCTCGCTGTAGGCGGTGACGAACTTTGCACTGGACGCGATCACGTCGGTGCCCAGTTGCTTCACCGCCTTGCCCACCTGCTCGGCGTTGGCGACCTGCTCCGCAAAGGGTTTGGCGAGGGCCGGGCCGACTTCGCCCGCCGCTTGCTTGAACTCCGTCACGGCGCCGGTCGCGGCCTTGGTCGCGTCCGTGAACGAGGAGAAGTCGGCGACGAAGGTCGCGTTGAGGGCCATCGGAGGGTTACCGCCGGCGCGCGGTGCGCTGCTGTTCGTCGGTCAGATACCGGACCAGCTCGTCATACACGTATTGCGGGACGTCCTGCACATCCGCCCACGTCCAGCCCATCACGCGGCAGACGTCAAAGTCCTGTCGGGTCCAGGCGCGCCATTCGGTGTTTTTTTTTCGTCGGCGAGCACCGTCTCGCGCGCCGTCTGATGCGTCTGGATCGCGCGCTGCACTTCCATGTAGGTCGCGCTATCGAGATGATCGAGGGCGGCGCGCACGACCGCGGGCGGTTGATCGGCAATCACGAGCGGGCGGCCGTCGGCGTCCTGAAAACTCCAATCGAGCAGGTACGCCAGGACCAACGCCTCGCCCGCCGCAATCGGATCCAGCTCCATCGCCGACGGCGCCCCGGCCGCCAGCGCCACGGGCTTCGTGGCGGCCCGCAGGAACGCGCGATACTCGCCGGCCGTCAGGTCTTGCTTGACGATCAGGAAATCGCCCTCGGACAGCTCGAGGCGGTCGGTGGCGGGCCGGCGGACACGAATCGACATGCGGACTCCTAGGTCAAGGCTTTGAGACGGGCTTCAAACCGCGGCCCGGCGACCGCGAACGACTCGATCACCCAGCGCCAGGCGCCGCCCTTGTGGGGCGCGACAAACACCAGCCCGGTTTGCGCCAGCAGGTACGCATCGCTCGTGACGACCGTCCCGTGCACGAACCAGGCGCCGGTCAAGTCGTCGCGCGCCAGCGTGTACCCGGAGATGTCGGCGGCCGTGTGATAGGCCGCCTTCACCTGGGCGTGCGCCCCGCGCAGCACGCCCATTACGCCGCGGGCGCCTCACGGTCGCGCTCGGCCTGGCCGCGGGCGCCGAGCGCCAACACTTCGGCGGGTTCCATCGTCCACGGCCCGGCCGCCACGAAGGAGCCGCTCAGCGTCACCGCGCCGTCCGCCGCGCATTCGATGCTGGTCGAGACGTACGCCAGGCCGGTGAAAAAATACGTCGGCGCCAGCGTCGAGGGGATCAGCTTCAGCAGCACGGGCACATCGCCCAGCGCGACGCGCAGGAAGTCGGGCGACGTCGTCTCATCCCACACGCCGTCGATGTCGCCCTGCACGTCGGGCAGGCCGAGCACGTAGACCTTGTTCGTGTCGCCGAAGCACGTCACGTCTTCTTTGTCCCGATCGAAGTCGATCGACCACTTGTTCAGCGACGCGACGGTCGCCGGCGTCGCGCCGCCTGTGGGATCCATCATGATTTCGCCGGTGCTGCCATGTCGTCGGGCCATCGTCGGAACTCCTTAGGGTGTCGGATACGCCATCACCGCGTACTGCCCGCCGCCGTGATGCCAGGTCGCGGCGTTGACCGGATCGATCTCGGGATAGGCCCCCCGCTCCAGCCGCCGGCACAT